GATACCCCAGCTCTAAGCTCTACTGCAAACTCTGAGTCAGTCTTAACACCTGCTACTGTGTGAGGTATTACAGGTATAGTAGTCTTGCCTGATAGCTTACTCATAGAATACAAAGCACTAATCATCTCAGCACCACCCTCTTTAGAGTTCATAAGGTTAATAAGCTTATCTTTACCAGACTCGTTGATACCCTCGAACCCTTTAACGAAGTTTACAGCACCACTGATGATAGTATCGCTATTCTCGCCTAGTGCTTGCTTCTGAGTATCTACCCACTTGTTTTGCTCTTTAGTTACTTCCTCTGGGCTTCTAGTATCTATCTGTCCTATATCCTCAAATATCTCAAACATCTGGTTATATATCTCATCACCTTGTTTTGGACTAAGCCCAATGTCTTTGTAAGTATTAGCTAGACTCTCCATAGCACCCTTAACAGTATCGTTATCCTTAAGCTCGTTATACTTCTCATTCTCATACTTGTTATAGTAGTCCTTTATATCTCTAGGTACTTGCCCTTTAGATGATATAGTCTTTTGGAAGTCATCTCTTTGTTTCTTGATACTGTCATATTCTTTTTTGTTATCCTCTATGTAGGTTCTAACCTTATCCTTTGATAGTGCATGACCATCGTATAAGTCCTCATCTAACCCTGCATAGTCTATAACATTCGGATCAACAACTTCTTTTACCTCTACTGTTGCCTCACCTGATAATGTTACCTCTGCTGGTTCTTCTGTTGTTACCTCTTCTGTTGTTGCTTCTGTTACGTCCATTCTTTTGTCCTCCCTAATATAATATCTTTACATTCTTTTGAAATGTTACTTCGCTGTACTCTATCGTTGAAATCTTCTGGGAACTCCATTCCGTAAACTGGTCTAGTTACACACATCCTGTTCATGTGCTCTTGGAAACATGCGACTATAAAGCCTTTGTACCCATCCCAACTAGTCGAAAGCTCATCTGTCCCATTAACCGTACTTCTATGAATTAGCGTGGCTAACTCTGCTCGTCCTATCTTTTTCAGCATCTTATCGTCCTTTCTATTTACGTTACAAAACTGTGCATACAAATTACTTGCGTAATTATATATCTAAAAAAAAACTACTTCTCCTTTTGGATTTGTTTAACTGCTGTGTCAACCTGACTACGTATAAAGTTTATCTGCTGTAGCATCCCTGCTATACCATACTGTCTATATACATTGTCATAGTCTGGGTATTTGCCCTTCTTAGCTGACTTCTCGAAATACTCTAATGCGAACCTGCCGTTATCGTTATCAAATACGTTTGCTAGTATATGAGCTAACTGAGAGTTCATCTCTACCTTAGTAACTTTACCGTCCTTACTGTTTGTCATTATAACTGTTGTTTACCTTTCTCTATTGCGTTCGCTTCCATCACATTACCTTGACGCTCTTGCATCTGCATCTGTTGTTCCTGCTCTGCCTGTATCTCGCTATTCTGTGCTATCTCTTCTGGTGTGAATAGTAAATCAATAGGGTATCCCACCTTATCTAGTATCCTATTACAACTCTGGTCAACCTTAACAGTAGCGTTTAACTTCTGACCTGATGGGTCTAGTTGAAGTAACATACTCATTCCCGTTACCATACTCTGTACATCACTCATAGCTAATTGCTTAGTTAGTGGCGTATTAGTAGAGCAAGCGAACCATAGACCGTTTATCTTCTCAGCGTCTATTAACGGTTCAAGTGTCTCTCTATTATTCAACATGCCAGCCTCAGTCATAACACCATAGAAGCGTCTTACTATCCCTTGACTGTATCTAATCATCCTACCGAATACTGATGATTGGTTCTTTGCTAACGACTTAGTTATCTCCATTACCTCAGTAGCAGTCTTTTGTTGGTTCATTGCTGACTCTGGGAAACTATCAGATAGACAAGTCTTACGGATACTTATCTCTAGCTCTTGTAAGTTAATCCTTAGGTTAGGCTGTGTAGCATCTACTCGTAACTGCTCTAGCCCCTTATCGCCTGAGTCTGTAGCAGGGATGTCTATAATAGCTCCACCCTCTAGCTCTATCTCATCAACGTCAAACGCTCCACCTGAGTTAGTAATAAACATAGGCTCTTCAAACGCTACTGCTCTTATAGTAGATGTAACCATAGCGTTATAAGACCTCATATCCTCTAATGCTAACAAGAACACTCCTTTACCCCATGTCTCACCAGCCTGTTTGTTCCATCTAGCTACTTGGAATGGGTTCTCTGCATGTCTACTAGTTACTACCTGTCTCTTGCTCTCTTCTATATAAACAGAATAAACATAGTCTAACTCTTCAGTATCTAAGTAAGCACACTCTAATAGTTTAATCTTACGCTCTTGTCCATTCTCTCCATCTTCTATAGGCATGTCTAAGTCCCATAGTTCATTAATCTCTTTAGCAGTCTTTTCGTATCTTCTGAATACATCTGATACTTCACCATCAACACCTTCAAGTATAGAGTACTGGTCTATCGGTATAGCCTTTATAGCAATAGGTCTTTTCCTATTACCCTTTGTTATTAGTAAACAACTAGTACCAAGCCCCAAGTCATACAACGACTCAGCCATAGCTATATCGAAGTTAGTAAGGTTATTCTTTACCTCATTAGCGTACATGTTCACCTTAGCCAACTCATCGTTAAGCTTATCTTTATCTATACCAAACTGTTTAGCTACTTGCTCGTACATCTTGCCTGCCTCTAAATCAAGGAAGTCTCCTTGTACTGGTGCTAACATAGCTTGTATATTGTTTACATATTCAAACGCACAGTTCTTGCCTAGTGCTGTATTAACACCCTCGCTCTGATCGCTGAAATCATTATCTGTCTGAGGGAATACTCGCCTATCTGGCATGAAGTATTTAGCACCCTCTCTGTAGTCATCTTCTACAAACCCTTTAATGTTATCTGCACTCTTGGCTCTTGCGAATACCTGTTGTGCTGTATACTCGTGTTTCTTATAGCTGGTTAGTAACCTTTCTTCTTCCATTATCCTAGTACCTCCCCAGTTAGTGTTTGTAATGTCCCATCAAGCCCTGTCTCTGATGTGTTAAGCGTATCATACTTACCCTCTCCACCAATGCCCATTTGCATACGTTGGTCATCAATCAAACTCTTACGTTTAACCAATGCTGCTGCCTTCTTTTTCTCTACCTCTGCTGCGTTCTTTTGCCTAGCCTCTGTTGCCTGTTTATCTCCTTCTATAGCTGAACCTATTGAATATGCTGTAGCCATAGCTGTTAATGCTGTTAAAAATGCCATTTAAAATTCCTTTCGTACACTTCCGACTTTGTAACCTTTTCTCTGTAATAATTTTAACAGTTTATTATCACGAAAGTCAAAGCTGGACGCTATTTGTACGCTACACCCTAGTAGTTTAGCCTCATCCTCTAGGACCTTGATTAGCCTTAATAGGTTGCGTGGGTTGCCTCTATGCTCTGGTTTAATGTATAAAAACATCTCGCATACTGCTATCCCACCCATCATGTCAGGAGATACTACCCAAGCGACTAATCCTTTTCGTTCAGGTAGTTCCTGTATCTTCAATAGACCTTGTGCGTATAGTGCCATGAATTGAGACATTACCGTCTGTTTGTTTATATCAAACTCTTTAGCACACTCTAGCACCCAATATTTAATAACCTCCATACCAACCTTCTTTCAGTGCGTACTCGTTCTCAATATAGAAACTATCAATATTCTCAACAGTAGAACATTCCACGCTATCATCATCCTGCTCTTGTAGACTATAGCCTTCAGATGTTTTGACTATCGTTAGCTTCATTACGCTTGGTTCATGGTCTTAGTAGGTCTTGCCAATGCTCTAGCTTCTCTTTTATCATCCCTTGCCCTTAGTCTCGATAAGTTAGCCTGTTTCTCAGCCTCTAACGCCATTATCTCAGTAGCTGTAAGTTCTAATGTTGTTGCTGGCTTTCTATGTTCCTCGTTATACTCCTGCATCGTTATCTCCTTTTCTTTGTTTTAATCTTGATCACATGCTTCATCCTATTCTGCACACTCTCTACCATTGGCAACAAACTAAAAGCGTCAGCTCCATGACTAGCCCAGTTATGTAATGGAGTATTCTTGAAGACCTGTCTTCCCTCATCCCATTCACGTTGGTACTGCTTCAAGGCCTCATGTCCATCCATAGTAGTCTCTTCGTTAAAGAAACACTTAGGGATAAACGCTCTCACTCTTTGGATAGCTCCATATATGTCCATTCTCTTAGGATGTATCTTAATCGGAAATATGTCTAAGTTCTTAAGTTGCTGTTGTATTGTTATCGCTATCTCTCCACCAGTCAGCTCACGCTTGTTACCATCATGAGGAAGGTGATGCATAGCATAGGCGAAGCCCTTACCCTTAATGACACTCGCATAATGCCCTAAGCCGTAGTTGCTGTTCTCGTAATAGTCTATGACCACAATGGTGTTGCCAACGAACTGAACGAAGAATATTGCCATCATGTCTGACAGCCCTATATCCCACAAAGTATGTACTGGATACCCTGCATCGTAGACGTAACTTCCCACGTTGCTTTTATATTGACGTAATAAATCACCGTAGTATGAGCCGAAGTTAGCCCCTTCTCTGGAACAGTAGTATTCTTGCTGGATTAATTCCTCAGCTTTACCACGTTCACGCTCTTCTTTAAGGTCTTCCTTTGTGACTATCCTGTCACCGTTGTTGTCAGTAGTCTGTTCAATCGTAAGCTTAGAATGTATGTAATTAGCCTTGGTGGCTATCCAGTCAAACATCTTAGTAGCATGGTTCTCTCCACGAGGCGTATAGTTAAAGATACACCAGCCACCAGTCTCTTTTAACATAGGCTCTACTGCTAAGTCATACACGTTAGGCTTCTGTAGGCTAAACTCAGAGATAACACATCCCTTTAGTCCAGCACCTACACGCTTATCGTATCTATCACCACCTAAGAACGTTATAATGCTTCCTGCTATATCTGGGTTCTGTGGGTCTTTGAGGTATATCTTCATGCTCTGGTTATCTGTCTTATGTATAATCTCTTTGGGTATAAAGTCTAGGTACTTCTGTCCATCCTTTGTAATCCCCTCCCAAATAGCGTTACGTACCTGTTGTGCCTCTGGAAGTACAAACCAATAATTACCTGTTACTAACATAGCCTCTGATACTAGTATGTTTATATCAAAGATGTCCTTACCTGCTCGCCTATGCCACTCTTGTATAAGCTTCATGTTCTTTACCTTATCACGCTTATCAAACCATTCATCCCATATAGATTGTTGGTATGGTCTTAGCTCAATGATGGGTAGTTCTATTTCCAACTACTTCTTACCCCCTACTACAACATTAACGATGATCTGCTTAACAGTCATATCAATATCAATCTGTTCCTTATACTTACCTGTTGCCTTACCCTTAAGCTCAGTGGCTTTAATAGTATTACTTATATCCTCTTTAGTTATTGCGAGTTGCCTACATTCCTCTAGTTCTTTGTAGTGTTCTTCCATAGTATATAACACGTGTTTTTCTACTGTAGCCTGTAGTCCTGCTATCCTTGCCATAACCTTGCCATTAGTCATAAGTATGCTTGCCTTGCTATGTACTGTTGAGTCTTTCCAGCTTAATGATGATGGGTATGCTATCCTATAGCACGCTGACTGATTGTTATTGCCTTTGGCTATCTCTTGTGAAAATAGCTCTTGTTGTACTGTTAAATCATTAACCATGTATCTGCCATCCTTAGTAGTATTATAACATAGGATAGCGTTTGTTTAAAATATCAGCGTAAAATAGCTTGCAAGACTAGTATCTCAACCTTTAGCTGGATATCGTTAGTGTCTAATCCTGCATCTATCATTAATTCGTTCATGTACCTATTATGCCCACTTATTTAGTTTCTAAACATCCATCTTTCTATCTTTACAGTCAAGCACGTTAGGATCGGCGTTTCTTTCAGTGCTAACCTTATACCCTAGAACCTTTGCTATAACGAAAATCAAATCTAGCTCGCCCTCATTCTCAAATACTATAGCTTTCTTACTCATCTTTTGCCCCTTCCTTTTCTATAAAACATTCAAACCTATCTGTTACAGCTATTGGTGCTTCATCGCTCCCCCACCACTTCGCTGCTTGCCTATATACTTCTGGAGTTAATGCTCTGTCGCATCCTTTAAACTTCTTACAATCTTCTGCTGCACAATATGTTCTGTCTCTAAATGAAATCATCTCTTTTTACTCCTTATACTTTGCTTTAAGCTTCTTGCTTCTTAGTCATTAGTTTTCTCCTTAACCTTATCGTACTGTCTCTTGCTATACTTACCACAACGCTCACAATGAGAATCCCAACTACACCATTTATGTAATCCTATTTTGCACAATAATTTACGTAGCATGTTCTTACTATTTTCATGTTTAACTTTTAATTCACCACAATACTCAACTTTATTAAACGCTAAATTTCCCATCTTCTACTCCTTATATTTTGCTTTTAAGTTTTTCTCTAAGTCCATCAACTGTACTTATTCCATCATAGTAATCAGTTATTAATATATCAAACACTTCTTCAACTGCTTTCTGCTTCTCAGTTTCTAGTAGGGACTTGATGAACTTAATTTGGTCTTTATAGTAACATTGAGTCTCTGGGCAAATATTACACTCACCACCGACACGCTCACACGGATAGTACATCTTTGTTTTAAACTCATCTTCCCAACTCTTATCTTCTA